AGGAAAAGACACTTTTGAATCTTTTGTAGTTAAGTTCTAGTATCGCTCTTAATTTAGAGTTTGCATTGAATATACTATCTGCAACCCTATCCTCTACAATATCTGATCTGTAATAGTGTCTGAATAATAAATTGTTTTTACTACTTGCAGGTAAACTAAATGACTTACTAAAATCTGTAAATACTTTTTCTATGTCTCTGATGTCTTGTATTGTTTGTGTAAGACTAATTTGTTCATCCTCAAATAAATCAAGTCTTTGGTAATCTATGTCTGTGATAAGGTTTATTTCATTCCACTTTCTAAAAGCATTTTCCCAATTAGTCGTGGTTAAATTCCACAAATCTGGATCAGGTTGTGGATTGTCTATTACTATGTCTGGTATTAATAGACTTACTTCGTTCATTATCTAATTGTGTTTAATTTATCAAAAGCAAACTTAAAGGTCATTGTATAATTTGCAAGTCTATCATTAAGTGATGTCCTAAATGTTACATTTTGATCTTGTGGTATTACAGGTAAATATTGGTTGTCCTTAAATAGCCAACATCTTTTACTTGTAAGTATCTGCTCTATAACTTGGTTGTAGCTATCGTTTACATATCCTGTATTTAATATGATCGTTTCTCTACTGTTTATGTTTCTGTTTTTGTATTGATGATTATTAATAGAATATGTTGCACCAGTTGTAAGTGTATTGCTTTTAAATTCATCTTTTTGTACGTTTACACTTTCAATAGATTTTAAAAAGAAATTTACTTTTTGTAATGCTCCTGATTTATTTACAAATACTACTGGTAAGTTTGTAAATCTATTACAGGGTTGTTCTTCTATTTCTATTGTTTCTGTTGATCCACCTGTTACTATATCTACACTTGTAAGTGTTGCAGTTGTGCTTGTTGCATATTCTATTGCACTATTGGAGTTTGATACCCCTGTTGATACTGTTACACTTGATATTGTTGTACCACCATTTTTGAAGTTTACAGTAGTTGCACCTGTTAATGTATCACTTCCAGAATTTACACTAAGGTTTGCAAGTACTGGAATGTATAATACTTCTTGAGCTTCTCTAAATATCTTTGTATTAGACATCAGCTTTGTTACGCTTCCTTTGTGTCTTGTAAGTGTTTGTGTTGTTGCACTATTTGATGAGCTTGTAATATCAAACCCCTCTTCAAAATATCCAACACCATCAAAAGCCAAATAGATAGAACTAATAGCATCAAGACTTTCACCAGATGAATTTTTAGGTGTTGCAGTTGTTTGTACCCAAACATTGACACCATTACTACCAAACGTACCACTAAAGCTATACGAGATATAATCTTTTATCAGTTCTCCAATCTCAAATATAACATAATTGTTATTTGCAACCTCGTTTTTTACAAGCTCGTAAGTTGTACTTGGGCTTGTTTGAAAAGCACCACTATATATTGCTAGTGTTAAATTACAACTTGCTAAGTTTGTATTTTCTATTTTAAGATAGACTGGACTGTTTATATTTATTTTTTCTATTGCCATTAATTGTTTATAATTTTTTTAGTTGATACTTCAAAGTCATTACCAAATGCTTCAGCTAATTGTTGTGGTAAATCTTTATAGTATTTTAAAAAAGGTTTAGTAAAAAATAAAGTTGGCTTTATGCCTTTTCCAAATATTGATCTTGCAATTAAAAAAGTGATTGATTTTTGAAACCCAACTGTTTTTAAGGATCTGCCTGTAAATCTCCCCCTTTCATCTCTTGGTGCTAATCCTTTGCGTACAACAAAACGATCTAATTTATTGGGTGGTGGCATTTTGGTTGTGTATTTATATTCTCTTTGTTCGTTGCCATAATATTTTTTACCAACACTTTCTCCACTTTGCGTTCCTTTTACACCCAAGTCTTGATACTTGCCATACTCTTCCATATAAAATGCTATCTGCGCACCTTTGCTATCAAAAGAATAAAGATAATACAAGCTATCTCTTAATTTGCCAGACACCTTTTCTCTTGGTGCATTTGCTTTTGCTTCAAACACTACATTTTTTCCAAAATTATTTAGCAACCTGTTTACCTCTTTTAAATCCATTAGCAGATATTTATGTCATTGTCTATTAATATATCCATTGTGCCTACCCAACCTGCCACTTCATTTTCAAACCGATCATAAAAAGGTTCACAACTAACAACACCATCAAGTTGATATTTACTTTGATAAAGTGTACCACTTCGTAATGTTTCAATTAATTTATTAATTACTGCTAGTTGGGTGTTTAAAACATCGTGTTCATTATTATTGCCTACAAAAGTATCAGTTGTTTCATCTTTGCTTACATCAACAATATCCATACAAAAAACACTAATATTAAACCTCAACACTTGATCCTCTTGTGAAACATTATTTACAAGAATATGAGATAAAGGGTATATGGTTTGTTTTGATAAATCAATTTTAGTAATATCTCCTGTCGTTACTGTATTCACGTTTTCATCATTTAATAAATTATCTTTAATTGTAGTTGTTATTTGATAAAAACCTCTTACACCTTGATTGCTCATTTAAAACTTTTTTTTATTTGTTTTTGTTCTATCTCTGTTTTTTCTTTCATAAATTCTAACGCAGTTAAACATTGATGAAAATTTAGTTTAGTAATATCTTCGAAGTGTCTAACATCTCCTTTAGCGAGTGCAAAAATTGATTGATACCAACCCCATTTGGTTGCAAAGTTTCCAACTGCTGAAGTTGTTGTATCTCCTGTGGTTTCAAATAATCCAGCATAGTTTTGCTCAACTCGTTCCCTAAATTGTAAAAAAAAACGATGGTGCTAAAACACACATCCATTGGTATTTTTTTAAGCAGATTATTATTTTCAGGCTTATATTTTTCTATCAAATATCTATCACTATATTTTTGCACTACTGGTCTAAATAATACATTCATCGCTTTGTGCATTTCTTGCCAGTCTTTTATTGAGTTGTCTAGATCAACATACTCGCCAAATGTCATTTCATCAAGGTTTGGTATAAAACCATACTCAATATTGTTTATTTGAAAATGTTTTATTAATGTAGGGGTTTCTTGTTTAAAAACCTTTTCTAATGTTTTACTAACGCTTGATATATGCGACACTCTAAACTTGTATATATCTGCGTGATCAATGTTGCAGAAAATTTCTATCATTTTGCTACCTAGCTTGTATTCGCTTTCGGTTTCATCAATAGCTTTAAGATACTTCTGATATTGATCCAAATTGATTTCACTTAATTGTGTAGGTATTTGAATTTTCAACTTCATAATTATATAACAAAATTAATACTTTATTTTAAAAAAAAAGGGTCAGTATAAAACCAACCCTTCAAAACAACTAACTAAAAATTAAAATCTTACTTCATCTTCTCGCTATATGGTTTGCTAGGATAATCCTTGCTCATTATAAATTTAAAATATTTTTCTTTATTTACAAACTCTTTTTTTATTGGGTGATAATATAATTTATTTTTCATAATTTATTTTTTACTATAACGTTTTTTTCTAAAAATTCTAATGTGTTTTTTATAAATATTCTTTTATTTTTTTTGGTCATATATTTTGGTATGCAAATCCAAGTTTGTGGAGTTTCGCCAAATAACAATTTTTTTATTATTGCACTAAAGTCTTTCATTGTTTACCATTGGTTTAAGTATCATACCATCATCTGCTATATTAATCTGTATTTTTGTGCCATTAAAACAACAAGGCACATCTCTATCTAGCTCGTAACAAGTTTTATCATTTGGGTTCCATACAAAAATCCTATCACTAGCCATTTCAAATAAATTAATTAAATCTTCATTTGATAATTCGTTGTATATTTTAAGTAACTTTTTATGTTGCATCATTAACTGGTAACTTTTTTTCTTTTGTTTCTTTAAAGTTTTGCACATCTTGCATCACAAAATCAAGCAGACAATAAAATGCTAACTGTGATATGTTTTTAGCTTTCTCGCCTGTTTCTGGGATCTCAAAATCATTTGGCTGAAACTCAAGGCATATTCTCCAACAGTCATAATAGTAGATAGTTTGGTTGCTAACATATTCAATAACGTAATCTTCTATATCATCAACTGATGGCTCAGGGTATTTTCCACTTGTATCAAACTCATCTCTTAAATGTGATTTTAATTCTTCTAGGAATTTGTATTTATTAAAGCTCTCCATAACCTACCCTACTATTTAACATTGCATTTATTTTTTCTTTTTTTGTGCCGATAAATTTACCACACAAAGGAACGCATTCTGTTACGAATTGT